AAATGGATCCGTCTTATTCGCCACGACCACCTTAACGAACTTGCCCTCGAGATTCGACACATCGTAGTCTTCAAAGTAGTTTCGTTTGCGATCGTCGTAGTAGATCTTCTCGAACATTGTGATCGGACAACGTACGGCCTCGATCTCTCGAGTCTCCGTATCGATGACATGAAAGTACTTAGAATCGTTTGCATCTGCCCATGTAAACTCCATCTGCGATCCAAGGTATCGTACGTTACCCTTTTGCGACTTCGTATGAAAGTGGCCAGATAGAACGGTCTCAAACTTACTGAGTTTTTCAGCGTTCATCCCGTCGGTCGACTTCATACCAGGCATCATATCAAATCCTGCGAGCTCAAGATGACCGATAATCCAGGGTGCATCACAACGATCGATAAATCGCATCGACTCGGCGTGATTCTCTGAGTTGATCCACGGGAGCATTCCGATTCGCAGACCGTCGTAGTCCATTACACGAGGTTCCATCACCACGTTGATGTTCGAGGTAAAGTAACCGAGTAACTCCTTCAGCGAGTTGAGCTCGTTGGTTGACTTATAGTAGGTATCATGGTTACCAGGAATGATATCCATCGTCATACCCAGATCACCAAGACGCTCCAAGAACATCTTACGAGACGAGTGCTGTACCTTAAAATTAATGTACTTACGATTGTCGTACAGATCACCGGCATGAATGATATGCTTAATATCGTGTTTCTTTACGTATGGAAAGAACGTCTCCTCAAAGAATCGACGATGATAGTCGATGAAGACGTCTGACGAGTTACGAATTCCAAAATGAGTATCGTTCAGTACTACGATCTTAGACATCTGACGAATTCATCTCCATGAACATCTCAATACCCTTGGGTGGTTTATCCGCAGACTTTTTGTCCTTCTCCTTGTACTCCTTCAGCAGTTCGTCTCGATTGTGAACCTGCTCGATACGATCACGAAGCGAGTCAACGAACGCACGATTACCGGCATCGATATTTACATCACCGGTCTCCTGAAGGAACTCCTCGACTCCTGCGTCCTCCATGTACTTAAACCGAATGTCCTGCTGACGCTTCTCCTTGGCGAGTCGACGTAGGAATGCGTAGTACGATATCTGTGTAAAGTACGCAAAGGCGTTCGGTGTACCCGTTCGTGTAGCGGTGTCTATGTTGTAGTTTGTAATGGCCTTTAAGCAGTTCTCGACCGCATCCATTACCATCTCTTCTCGATATGTGTAACGAATGAAGTTCGGTTTGTGCGACAGACCCTCGGCGATCTTTAAAAAGCAAGTGGCAATATAGTCGGGTACGACCGGCGTTGGTTCCCCGGCTGCTTCAGCCTCGTTCACGAGCTCGACGTAGTCAACGACCGCCTGAGAGAACTCCTTGTTGTTGACGTAGTGATGCGGGGCACGTTTCATAGATAACTCCAATTATTTAATACAGACTATTATATCACAGTCTCAAACTAATGTAAAATCGGGAAAATGAAATTGGCTATATACAGAATTATGTTTCTGTGATATAATAATATAATCGCCGGCGGGCAGGGGAATATACCAGTATTAGTGGTAGGTCGGTCCATACGATGGTGGATCATCAATCATAAGGTTATCGAGTTCGGAATCAAGATTATCGGTGGAATCGGAGTCTGGTTGTGGATCACCATTGACACAGACGTTGATGTACTGTCCCTTGATTTGATTATCACACTCGACGTGAGACACAACGTGTATCGGATTAATGTAGCACATGTCTCCTTTTGACAGAGGTTGCCACTCGTAGAATAGAAACGATACCATGTCGTCCTTCTCAACCGTACGAATCTTCATTGGACGCTGAAGAGCCATCAGATTCTGAGCTTGATCCTCGGTGTCGAGTTCGTGCTGATCGAGAACGATTGAGATGAGTTCCTCACCTGTCGAGAGTTTAAGATGCCGAATGTTTACTTCGTTCAGTTCAGTCATGGTAAAGCTATCTCGTATATTTTGAATGGAAACTTTTCTTTTGAGTAGATCTTGATTCTTTCTGCGCTATGATTCAAAGTATAGTTCTTATGTTTCTTCCAGTGTAGGTCATCCGCAATATCATAGAGCGTGGTGTCACGACCATCATCTGCCTTACGTAGACCTCGACCAATCGACTGCAGGACTCTAATCTGCGACTTAGACGGTGATGCAAAGATTACGTTGTGGATGTTACGGATATTTATCCCTGTCGAAAACACACCCATGGAGGCCACGATGATTGCGTCCTTCTCGTTCTCGGTGATCTGACGCACTCGCTCACGCCCCTCGACGTCCGTACCACCAGAGACAAAGAACACCTGACGATCATCCGCGGCCTTCTCTCGTATCAGATCGTGCAGCGGCTTACCGTGTTTCTCGACGTACTGAAATAGAACCAGTGTATTTCCGTTCTGATCAAGAGCAAGGTTGCGTATGAACTTGTTGCGTGACTCGTTGGACACGAGAAAGTCGATCTCCTCCTGATACTTCGCACCCTTTAATTCCTTGCATAATGCATCCGGATACTTGAGCAGCAGGACGTTGATGTCCAGACTTGCCAACGATCCCTCGTCCATCAGATCCTTGGTCGACGTAACACGATGAACCGGACCAAACAATCCTTCGAGCACGAGCTTATGTGTCTGCGTACCGTCCAGTGTTCCGGTAGTGCCGAATCGGTACTCTGCCTCTCGACATTTAGTCAGCACGGACGTCAGAGACTTAGCCTTGAAGTTATGAGCCTCATCACCAACCACGCAACCAAACTCACGAAACCACTGCGCCGGTAACTTATAGATCGACTGCCACGTCGAGATGACGATTCGCTGATCGGTGTTGTTCTTATCCTGGCCGCCATAGATTCGATGGGCAGCCTTTTCGATATCGAAGTCGGAATCCGTAGTCGAATAGTCAGCAAAGTCTGAGTACATCTGCTCGACCAGCGATGTCGTCGGCACTATAATCAGAATACGACCGTCGTGATTGTCGAGATACCAACGACAGATCAGATAAATGATCAGCGACTTACCCGAGGCCGTTGGAGACAATAGAAGCGACTGCTTATTGCTGAGTGCGTGTTCTACCGCCGAGATCTGGTAGTCCCTCGGTCTGATAGTGTTACCCTTAGAGGACAGTGGTATATCCTCGACAAATGAGAGATCAATCTGCTGCGTAGATCGAGCAGGACCGTAGACGGGGTCGGGATCACCGATGACTCTGTACTGCCTTCCCTCTGCATTTGCGAATGCGACGATGTAGTCGTAGAGTCCTGCATAGATCTCGTTCGTCCGGTTATCAAGAAGTCGAATCTTACCGTCCCATACACGATTCTTATAGCTGGGCATAAACTTATAGCCCGGCACATAGAATGTAAAGAACTCAGATAACTCAGCAAGTACACCACGATCGTCGCAGTCTACCTGTAGGTACGCATGATTCTTTTTCTTGAGGCGTATGGTCTCAGTCATTAGATTCCTGAGGTAAACTTCCTGTGTTCGATCATATTCTTAATGTTTTGATGACGCCAACGAATGTTACCCATGATCTCTTCCAGGGTCGACACGAGCTCCTTCAGATAGTCGATCTTCATCTGTGCGTTCTGAATGTCAGAATCCGAATCGTAAAATCGATCCATGTCACCCTTCAGAACCTTGAGTCCATTGAGAGGATCGTAGTTCCAGCCACGTGCGTCCATCTCGTCCTTGCTCATCTTGCCATTGTACCAAAGGAACTTGTCCTTCAGCAGAACTCTAAACTCAGCCTCTTTCTTCTTAAGCTGAAGACGAGTCACTGAAAGCATTTCCAGATATTTTGCGTGGAGTCGAGCGGACTGCTGTGAGGCCTCATCGAGTTTGAGTTCGTCGATCTCAGAGTCCGTCTTCCACATATCGAGCACATCTTCTATACGAAGAGCCATAATCTATATCCTCACGAGTTCATGATACAAAAGTATTTATACTACCTATACTTTAACCAATGTATAGGAAACCCTCCACCCCTCATCATCTTTATTCTTTAACTTGTATCCACGAGATGACGCAAATCGCTTGACCAGTCTATTATAAAGCTTAATTCTAGAGCTACCATACGTTGGTGATTTTTCCGCCGTAAAATAGAGTTGTTCTGGATCTTTATTTTTAATAAAATCGCTCATGATATCCAAAACGGTAGAAAAGACTTTCATTTCATCACCATCACTCTCGCCTGTAACCGCCAGTTGACCATCTACTGTAAATATCACTTCCCATGCCCCTGGACCGGTGATGTCAAAGACTACTGCGAGGTCCTTACCGTTTACGTTCGATTGATAATCCACGGCGCCACGTGAGTCCCTCGTCAATTGCCACCGAGCAGGTTTGTCAAATAGCTCGTTGATCTGAGTCTTAAATTGTCTGAATGATTTCATTTATTTGATTCTCTTTGCGATCCTTGAGTCAAGTACCACAAACTCCTTGACGGAACCTCTGTGCCAGGCCGCGATCGAATCGTATCCTAGCTTTTGTAGTTCTTTTGCGGCTTTTTCTGGTCGAAATGTGGTGCTGATACCTATTTCTTTGAGAGCTCTGTTCCACTCACTCACACCGGTTCCATCAAGCTCAAGAGTCTTTTTTGGTGATACCTTAAACTTTAGAACAACCGGCTTACCGCCGTGTATATCCGCGGATCCCTGTGCATATCCCTTTGCAAGACCCTCGATGGCGGTTAAGTAAAAACCTGCACCAACGAACCCGGGATCGGTTCGTCCCATCATCGAAGGATCAAACTCATCAAAGTCTGAATTAGTTCCGTGATAGAAGGTCATGGACCGATAACGATTTTCAGCCAGGTAGGCTTCAAACGTCAGCATTACGTTATCGTCTCTGCTGACGCATGATGTGTGAGTTGATCATCCACCCGTGCTTCTTATGAGCACGCATCCGCTCAACAAGAAAGTCCTCGACATCGTCGGCACCGGCATCTTGAGCCGCACCCATTGCAATCTTGATGATTCGCAGTACAACGTCGTTATCCTTGGCAAGGTTTTCCATCTGAGTGGGCCCGTCGGTAATGACCTCGTCCTGTTCAGTGATCTGAGACAGCTCAGAGAATTCATTCAGGCTACCGGCAGGAAACTGACCAAGAGTACGAATGACCTCGGCGATATCATCGACAGCTTCGTAGACCTCTTCGTATATCTCCTGATAGAACTCGTGATACGCAGAGAAGTCCGGACCCATTACGTTCCAGTGATACTTCTGTGTTTTAAGTGCAAACGCAAATGACGTTGCAAGAAACACATTCATGTCCTGTTCTAACATAACTATTTACTTACCTTTTTACCTTTTCTTATCAATCTATAAAGGCCTGTCTGTTTTCTAAACCTATATCCTACTTTTGCTGAAAACCGTTTTACCATTCTATCATATAGTTTTTCTCTTGTTTCTTCAAACGGGTCTATACTAAACTCTATAACTTTAGGATCCTGTGACGTAATAAAATCTTCTATTACCGATAACACCGTAGAAAAAATAGCAATCCCATCACCTTCACCAGTAACATCAGTTTCTCCGTCAACAGAAAAGTATAGTTCCCAACTATTTTTAATAAGTCTTTCATCAATTCTTAGCATTTTTACAACTATTTTTTTTCCATTAACTGTACTTTTATAGTTGTATGAAGCAGGTTCGCCATCCTTTTGTTTATCAATTTTTTTATTAAACTTTGATGGTTTAGTAAAAATCTCATCTAAGAAGTTTTTGAAAGTTTTCATTGTTAGACTAATTTAAAGTGTGAGTAACTAAACGAAACGTCTGCGACAAGATAATCGATACTAGTGTTCTTTGCGTCAAAATCCAGAGTCGATAGTGAGGTTGGAAACGCATTGACGAACTGAATCTCTCTCGAAACGTTGTTGTGTGAGTCAAGAATAAAGAGAGTCATGTCACGAACCTTTCGTGTCTCACGGTTGTCCGGTTCGACAACAAGACCAACGAGCCAGTCGTGAATCTCATGATAGTTCTCTAGGTTTTCGTCAACCAAGAAAGTACAGGTAAACGGTGCATATGTTACCTTGTCACCAGACACCTCAATCG